GCTGACGCAATAGACGTGTCGATTCCGATTCCGAGCATTGCCAAGGCACGACCGATCGCTGAGGTCTCGCAGTTCTCGACGTAGCTGGTCTTGTTGATGTTGCTTGACCCGCGCTCCTCGTGGGCGTGACCCACTGCGATGACACGACCTGCCGTGTCTGCGATAGTCGCTTTACATACTGCCTGCTCGGAGTCAAGTACACTGAACTCAGACATGAGCGTCCAGTTTTTGTACTGCTCTTCTTGACGAAAGAACTTGATGCGTTCGTTGACCTCAACGTACTGCTTGCCACGAATGTTCGTGGTCTTGAATTTGTAATTAGACATTTAATTTGGATTGAATTTTTTCCTTTTCCTTCATGAGGAGTTTGATTGCGTTGTCGATGTACAAGAGTCGGTCAGCCTTCGCTGCCTCGTTCATGTATGAGTCGACTACGTTCTGCGCAGTCTCGAACATGGTCGAGTATCCTTCATGGTACAGCATGTGAGTCTTGTGCTTGTGCCGATAGTGGATAATCGTGGTCCTGTCCTTCTCCAGTGCGAGGCCTGCGATGTCATCGCCGACAAGCCTGGATAGTGCGACACCTATGGCTGCCCTCGGTACGAGGTGCAGTCGCTGTCGCTTGTGCGGTTCGTATGGTTGGCCGATTACCTCGAAGAATACCTCGACGCAGTGTTGGGCCTGGCTGATTAGATTAAAATGTTTCTTCAAAATTACATCATCTTTTCGTTCTCAACAAACTTTTCTCTGATTTTTTCTTGGATGTCGGAGTAAACCTGCATGGCAATCATGACGATTTCCATCTTGTGGGTCACGTCTCGGAGCATGCCTTCAAGGGCCAGCGCCTGATCGCCTCGGGCACCTTCGTTGTCTACGTACTGCGGAATGCAGATGTCATTGGCGTGTCGTGTGTGCTCAATGAACTCGGCAAGACCTGCGCTCAATGGCATCCTGACCCACTCCTGCACGTCGTGCTCGATGATGTCCTCCATGGCGAACATGCGGGCCAACATCACGGACTTGGAGTCGAAGTCGTACTCGGACTGAATGAATTTGATAGCTTCTTCGTTTGTCATGCTGCGTATTCAATGTCGTTTTCTTCAAGGGCGTTCTCTGCCTTCATGGTTAGGAAGTACTCCGCAGGCTCTCTGCCTACATGAGAGGCGAACACCATGTCTTCTCGAAGCAGGATAACCAGGTAGCCTCGGAGTTGGGCGTTCGTCTTGTGTCCGTCGCCAACGTTAGACACGATGTCCTCGAACTTGCACCCAGGATTGAACCTGATGTAGTCAAATATCTTGACGCTCGTCGGGTTGTGGCTCGGAAAGATTGCCGTCAGATCGTTTGTCATTGTCTAGTTTTTTGAGCGCCCTGTCCATCTTGCGACGACGGGCACGGGGTGAGTGAGTGTTCTTGTTCGACGAAATAGATTCGAGGAACCTCTGTTCGCTTGTCTTTTTAGTAGCCATAGCACTTCGCTGTTTTGTAAGAGCGGAACATCCGCAGAGCCAAGTCCCTGTAATCGGGAGGCTCAAGGTTGCGTCGCCCCTGCTTGTCCTCCCACTTCTCGTACTCCGTAACAAAGGACTTGAGGACAGCCTCTGCTACGTCGGAACTTGTGTACGTGTTGTCGTCAATCAACTGCATCCTTGAAGTAGGCAATGGTTTTAAGTGGCTCCCCCATGAGGTTGGAGGTTCGGTTGTAGGTGTGCATCTGTGCGGGCCAGCTCAGCAGGGTGCGACGGCCAAGCGTGAACGACAGGAACTTGTTGATGGCGCTGTTGCTTCTACCTGTTTGCTCCTCTATCTCTGCCGTGGTCATGCCGCTCAAGTACATCCGCACTGTGTTCATAATCTCTGACGTGCTAACGCCCTTGCGACCTTCCACAGTAGGGGCACGTTTTGGCGTGGCATTCACGCACCGACGAGCAATCTCTTGGTCAAGCTCGATGAGGGAGAACAACTGCATGTCCTCAAGTTCAGGAGTGAGGTCTCCTTTTTCGATCATAATCTTCATTTTCTCAAGTATCTGTAAAATTTGTATGCTCTTTCTGCGTCTGTAACTCTGGTGTAATCCTTTCCGTTCTCCTCTGCCCTTTCCTGGGCACGCCTGTTGTAGCGAGGACTGGAGTATCGTGGTTGTCTAGCTCTGCTCATCGTAGTTCATTTTGAGTTTCATCTTGGCCTCCCAATCTCGAATCATGCAGTCGAGCATCATCTTGTCATGGGGTGAGGCTGTCTGTTCGTACTTCTGCATGCGGGCTTCAATCTCCGCCCACTTCTTGTTCATGTACTCGTCGGTCATCGGTCCACCTCGTTAAGGCGTGACATCTTGCGTTGGAACATGGCGATTTGGTCCTTCTGCAACTGCATGGTCTGCTCCATCTCCTGCTGTTTGTTCAACAGCCTCGCATTGGATGCGGCCAACTTGGCGTTCTCCTTCTTCCAGACGTTGGTCTCGTGGTGCTCATCATTGTACGACTTGGACAACTCTTCGACGTCGCTCTTGAGTTCACCAATCTCCTTGGTGTACCCCATGCTCCTGTCTCTCCATTCGACGAGTTGGGTCTTGAGTTCGTCGTTGCGCTCTTTCAACTCCTCGTTCTCGTCGGTCATGAGGGCCATGTTGGTCTTGGCCTCGCTGTACTGGAACTTGAGGTCGTGTTCGGACTGCTCAAGGGCAGCAACCTCGCTCTTGAGTTCTTCAATCTTCATGAGCAGGTCTGCTCTCGCCTCCTTGCCCTCCTCCACCATCGTCTCACGCTCTGCGTTGATGGCTCGGAGTCGTGCCACCTCACGTTCGAGTGCGGCCTCGCGTCCTGTCTGTTCGTGCCACGCTTTGGTTGCCGCCTGTTGACGGAACTCCATCGACTCGATGGTTGACTTGGCACGGCTGATGGCTGACTCGCAGTACCGCACGGCGGCTTCGAGTTCGTTCTTGTTTTCTTGTACTGAATTCATGATTCAAAGTGGTCGTTATACATTTCGTCAATCTGCTTGTCGCTGTCGTGCTTGAGTTCTTCGTACAGGTAGTCGGATAGGGTTAGTTGCATGGTTTTCCAATCCATGTCCTGCACTACGCTGTCGATGTAGCGTTCAATCTTTTCTTCTCGTGTCATGTTGTTTAGTTAAATCCGTCTGTACGGAGTTCATTTTGATTTTGATTTGAAGTCGTTGTAAAACTCGTTGATGGTTTCGATTACATCCTCTTCCGAGCGGTCGAGCAGGTTTTCCTGCAGTTGCTCCCTTGCATATTCGAGGATGAGTTCAGGGCCAATGTGGTCGAAGAAGTCGTCGAGATACTGGTCGACGAGGGCGTCAAGGTTTACTTTCATGTTGTGTTAATTGAATCCGTCTGTTCTGAGGATGCTATCGAACTCCTCGTTGGTTACTCGTCTAAATGAATCCTCGTCGATGGAGAGGACAGGCTCTCCGTTGAACTTTCGCAGGCTGTTGTCCCACTGCTCTCGTGCTTGCTTGCGAGCAGATCGAATGTTCGTGGCTCGGACGTGGTTCCACCCGCCCTCATTCCAGTTGAATATGTAGATGTGGTCTTTCATCCGTGGTAGATTGAGGAGAAGTGTTCACGAATCGACCTGCCGTAAGCGCTGTGGAACCCGTAGCTGTGGGTGCCAGGCATTGGCTTGTTTTCACACATGAAGCAGAGCACGTCGTAAGGGTCGAGTTCAAACGTTGCACCTGTCTCGTGGGACGCTTCGAGAAGCATCTCGGGGTCGTGTACGCACACCTCTTGGAGTACGAGGTCGAAGTAGTCGTGGATGTTTTGGATAGTCATGCGTTGTTGGTGTTGAGTTTCTTGGGGATACGGAAAGCGTGCATGGTGTAGTCGTCGATGTCGATGAATGCGTGGTCGGCACGATACACGCAGTGGATGAAGTCCGTCAGTTGTTCGAGGCCGTTGACCGATGGGTCGCAGTCCATCACGTCACTTGACACTCGGGTCACAAGAGACATGCAGAGTGGGTTGTAGTCCCATGCCACACAGGTGTCCTGTTGGTCCCACGTGAGCCACACGCTCTCTGTGCTGTTCTTGGTGTTGTAGCGCCATGCGTCAATCTCGATGAGACGGAACACCTCGACTGAAGCGTCGTTCTCGGCCACCCAGTCGTCGTGGTCCATGTCCTCGGGGACACAAGCCTTGTAGTCGTCAGAGTCAGGGGTCATGGTGACATAGGTGCTGTCTCCGTCATGCTCAATCCTGACACACATCTCGTCATCTCGGTAGGTGTCGACGTGTTGCTTGATGTGCTTGAGAGCCGTCTCCTTGTCGGGGTAGAACTCACAAGTGGTGTCGCTGTAGCCTTCGAACAGGCCGCAGACGGCGTGGATTACTGCATACATTTTCATGGTGTATTGAATTGAAGTTTGAATGTATCTGAAGTGTTCGTGTATATCACCTTCTTCGTAAACTCAGAAGGTGTATATACACTCACACATAAGTGTCGAGGTTGCTCGTCTTTCCGAGCCGTCAGTCATTGACAATCATACGGGTCATGGATATTCACAACACCCTCCGTAAGCCAACCCGCTTAACCGCATAACGGCTGAATGCCCCACCACACCTGACTAGGTAATGTTTTTCATGGGCTATGGAGGTAATGAAGGGAGGAGGGGACTCGAACACCTCGCACGCACCGACTGCGCTCCCTTTAGGTCAAACTTCAATCAACCAAATGGGACTCCCAGTAGATGATTTCTTCGGGGTGGATGCGGAAGTTGAACGCATCCTTCATGTCGTCGTTCCACACCATGTCAATCCACACTCCGTGGTCGTCAGGTGCGCCTTGGATGTAAGACGCGGTGAAGCCCTCGTCATGTAGTGCCTTGACGGCACGTTCGCATTGTTCTCGTGTAACCTTCATGAGTCGTGGTTGTTTCGTTCAGTGGGTGTCATCTCCATGGTGATGTCCCATGTGGCTTGGCAGTCCTCGCACTCGTAGTCGTGACACTGCCGCACCCATCCGTCTGCGCTCCATCCCGTCTCTTGTGAGCCGAGGAAAACGCCTTCGCCGCCACACTTGTGGCACTTGAGTTGTTCGTTGTGTGTCATGCTTGCTTTGATTCGATGGTTTCAATAATGTGTTCCGTGACCTGTTCTTCGAGGCGGTCGATGATGTCGTCAACGTCACGCTCGTCGAGACCACACTCGTGACGTAGGTACTTGTCCAACAGCTTGTAGGCGCTGTCACCTGTCAGGTGCTTGTGGTTGAAGCAGTTTGACACCTCGATGAGGATGTCGCGGTCGGTGTTGTATTCGATGGTCATGCGTTGATTGCTACGATGGTGAGTAATGCCGCCATCCATGCGAGGAAGGCGATGAGTAATGTGTTGAAGTGTCTCTTCATGTGATGTGATTTAACTTACTGGTTTGCAACTAGTTTGACACTGCTACGCTTGAGGGTGAAACCCTCTCCGAACATGCGACGCTCAAGCATCATGATGGCATCCTCGGTTGTGAGCGCTTGGATGGTGCCCTCGGCCCAATCGTCTCGGTCACGGCCCCTGTAACAGGTGTACTCGAAGGTCTTGACCTTTGCCTTGGCCTTCATGGCCTCGTAGTGTGTCCCCTTGGCGGGGTAGCGTTCCCAAATGTTCATTGCTCCACGAAGATTTCGATGATTTCGGCCTCCACGAGCATTTGCTCGTCACAGGTCAGGTCGTCCCATGCTTGGCATGTGGTCACGAGGTGGGTTGGGTAGCCTGCCTCGAACATGTCGAGCACGGCAAGTAATTTGTTGTTCATTGTAAATGAATTTGAAGTTTGATACAGACACCCCTTGGGGTGTTTCGCCTACTCAAGGCTCATCAGTGTACCTTACGCCTCCGCCTCTGCCTTGGCGTCGACCTGTTCGTTCCACACCTCGGCGTAGAGGTCAGGCATTCGCCAGTCGAGGAGCTCAGCGTAGAACTCACGACGTGACTGGTCGCCAATAGGGCCTCTGCCACGGGCGCTCCATGCCACGTTGGCGGCGTCCATCACCCAGTCAGGCCTGTACTTGGCCACGTAGTTGAGACGGCGGAGGTGCTTGCCGTGGTGGAAGCTATTGAGGTAGAGCACTGCGGCTCCGAGGGTAGGGAATGCGTTTTGCATGGTGTTGAAGTTTGAAGTTTCGATTGGTGGAGGTGTTCGTATATCACCTTCTTCGTAAACTCAGAAGGTGTATATACTCACCCCTCACAGGGTTGTGGTTGGGTCGAAGGGGAGTTGGCTGAAGCAAACTTCGTTTGCCGTGTGGTGTGATGTGCTCTCCGCGAGGACTGCCAAGGTGTTGGTCAACTGCTCAATCTTGGCTTCCAAGGAAGCGACACGCTCATCATGTGACGTGGTGACAGCCTCCTTGACTGCTTCGGCCTTCCGCTCGGCCCGCTCTGCGGCCCCAGTGTGACGTGACACGGCCTCGGCTGACTTCCGAGCCTCCTCGACAGAAGCCTTGGGCTTCCGTGTGGATGGTGTGACAGGTGAGTCAGGGCGGCCATGGAAGGCTCGCTCTTGGCGGTCAGCGACCCGAGTCGATGGGGTGGCCTTGCCTGCCTTCTGCTTCCGCTTCTTCGAAGCCCTGCGCTTGGCCAGACCTGCCTCCACATCACGGAGCGTGGCCTTGGCCTCCTCGAAGGCCGCTTTGGTCTCCTCGGTTCCGTAGGTGAAGTGACGCTCTGCGGTGCCGTTGACCATCTCGATAGCCTCCCGAAGGGTGGTCTTGCGCTTCGGAGCCTCAAGGCTCTCGACGTATGACATGAGGAGTGACACCTGACGCTTGGCCTCAGCGATGCGGTCGGCAGTTGGAGCGAAGGATGCGGTGTTGACCGCTGACTTGACCTCCTTGAGGAGGTTGATACGTACATCTGACATGATGAGTGAATTGAAGTTTGATTGGCAACATTGCCGAGGCCAAAGGTAAAGCCACGAATCCCGAACTTCCAAATCTTTTTTTGCTGATAAAAAAGTTACCCCCTAAGGGGTAAGAAAGCCAATCAGACCGCGTGTATGCGTGAAGCGGATGTCGTCGTCATGTGGTGCGGTGTGGCCTCGTATGTGACCCCAAGAGCGGTGAAGCGTAAGGGGGGTTGGGGATTGTTCGTACTCGTAGAGTAACTGACTGCAACCTCGGCTGTACTGCTACTTCAACCGAATCAACCTAACTGCTTGGCTCTCAACCGATAGCAAAAAGCCAGAATGTATGCGCAAAACCCGCATGCTTGACACCCACGGGGTCGCGTAAATGCGTTTGGGTAGCGCGCACGTAGCGTATGTAGGTACGTATTATCCCCAAGATCTGTATTACACCCAAAATTTTTAAGCGGGTTCGCCCTAGATCGGCTCACACTCGCTTCATCTAGAAGCATTCAAGCTGTTCGAAGACAGAAAGTTAGACTCATTTACCTAATTCAATTCTCTAACGCCAGATCATGTCAGAAATCTGCTGTAACTTCGCCTCGAAGCAGACGAGATAAGGAAGCAAGCAGGGTAGGCAAGGAGACTTCCAAGTAATCTAGGGGTAGATCTAAGGATCTAATGCTGTTGCTTTACTGCTGAAAAGGGCGTAAGGACTATCTTGTTATATTTGTCCTGTTAAATCATCAAACATGCACTGCAACATGCGAGCAAAGAAGTACTCCCAAGGGGGAATCCACAAGACCAGAAAACAAGCTGGATCTAGAAACCTCGGTCGTGGTCGGGGAACCAAAATGTACACCACAGACAAAGAGTACCACAACTCTAGCGGTCCTTACGGTAATGCAGACAAGCGCGAAGCTACTGTCAGCAAGAGCCGCAAGATCGGAGGTAAGGTCGTGGAGAAGTCAAAGAAGGTCACTTACGACAACGCCCCAGGATCAAGAGCTGGATCTTCGATCACAAAGTCTAAGTCCAACGGCAAGTCTAAGTCTAAGAGCATCTCAGCAAAGAGAGCCTTGAACATGACCAACCGTATCGAAAGAAAGATCGATCGGAAGAACCGCCGAGGATAATGGCCCCCAAGAAGTCGCGTAAGGAGCGCGCCAAGCAGAACAAGATGGCTCGCAAGAACTCTCGCTTTCAGCAGAAGGCAGAGAGGGACAGCCTGATGGTTTCAAAGAAGGCACGCAACGCAGGTGACTTGAAGAAGCGCCTGGAGAAGTACGATGACTTAAAGGAAAAGAGTTTGGTGAAGCGCGGGCTGGCCACTATGGCTGGCACCGCTGCTGCCGCTGGATACTTCGGTGGCAAGCTCGCCGATAAGTACTCACGTAAAACTTCTTTTAAGTCTGGGGGTAAAGTGTCTGGTCCGTTCTCTATGACCAAGAAGGAAGAGGACAAGGCTACCGTGGACGTCTTGAAGGGCGACGAGAAGTTCATGAAGAAGGCCAAGCGTGACGAGAAGAAGACACAGCGTACGATCAACCGTAAAGGTCGAGGAGCTGAAGGCTTGGCTAAGCTGCAGAAGCAGTTGCGTGCTAAGGCTAAGCGCAAGCGCAAAAAGGAGAATCGTCAGCAGAAGAGAAGCAACAAGAGATCCGCAAGACAGCTCGGGCGTCAGCTTATGGCGAAGCGTGTGGGCAAAGCTCTTGGCAGAGGGAACTCTATCTCCGCTAAGGAGGCAGGATGCCAGGGCGCTGGTTGCGGGGCTTACGAATAAGATCAAATGAGGCTATCAGAAAATTTAACCTTGGCCGAGGTCTGCAAAAGCCAGACCGCCAAAAGACTCTCAATTAACAATACCCCTGATGACGACAACATCCTCGAAAATCTCAGAGCAGTTGCAAGAGAAGTATTTCAACCTTGTCGCGAGCACATCGGAGGCCCTCTATATGTGTCGAGCGGGTACAGATCTCGTGCTCTCAATGATGCTGTCGGGGGCTCGAAAAGCAGTCAGCACATTTCGGGCATGGCACTCGACCTTGATGCCGATGTCTTCGGAGGAGCGACGAACGCTGAAGTCTTCCGCTTTATTAAAGAGAATTGTGTTTTTGATCAGCTTATCTGGGAGTTTGGCGATGACGACAATCCTGACTGGGTCCACGTTAGCTTCCACCGTTGGGGCGATAATCGTCGGCGGTGTCTGCGTGCTGTACGAAGCGCGGAAGGACAGGTTGAATACCAAGTAATCTTAGACTAATGCTATCACTAGCCACCAACTCATCTCTAGGCTCTCAGACCAAAGTGGTTAAGAAGTACTTCGATGTGAATTACACAAACAATGTGTTTATTCCTATCAATTACTTTGACTCTTACAGTGTCGCTGGAGGAGACTTAACTCAGAGCAAGACTCAGCCTGCTATCGGCGAAAACTACTGGATCAAGTTTGCCTACCCCAACAAGGATCAGACGGACATTTCTGGAATCAGAAAGGATAAGCTGATTCCAAAGGGTATGGCCAGACCCAAGGTTAGATGGCAGGTTAAGTTTGATATCTGGCTTGATAACACTGTCGGTGGCTGGACGCAAGGAGACGGCAACACTACAGTGACCATGGAGATCGTTTTTGGAAACAGATACTTCACCAAGGAGGTGACGCCAGGTCAGAGTGTAAGCGTTGACACAGGAGCTCAGACTGTTGCTGCTGCTAACGCAACAAACCTCTTGATCTTCTTCAGGACAGACAACGATATGCCTGAAGCTAATTCTGTCTTTTATATCAAGAACCTTTTTGTTAAGATCGTCCCTCCCTACGGAGAGCTTACATGAAGACCTATAAGGTTTGTTTCTTTATGCCCTTTTACAAAAGGGAGGAGGTCACTTGTATGGCTATGTGGTCTTTGCGACGTGCCATGGACAAGTTCGCAAAGGCAGGTCACGATCCCGTCGCCATTGTTGTAGGTAATGAAGAAGGCCCAGGCAAATATGCTGAGTCCTTGGGTATGACGTGGCTGAAGCACGAAAACAAACCTCTCGGCAAAAAGATGTGCTTCTGCGTAAATAAAGCATTAGCCACAGGAGCCAAGTACCTTGTCAAGGTTGACAGCAACAACGCCTACTCTGACGAGTACATCGACAAGTGCGTGGATGCCCTGCAAGAAAACTACACCTACTTCGGAACTAAGCACTTCCTTGTAGCCCAGAAGGATCCAGAGGAAGAGAGAACGGTGATCTTTAGATGCAGGAACAGGAAGGGCGTATGCGGAACCATGCAGTTCTTTGGAAGAAGAGCATTGCTGCAGGCTACAAAAGGCATAGAGAATGTCTGGCCTCACGACGCAGAAAGTCGATTTGATTCAAAAATAAGTAAGGCTTTTATTGATCGATGGGGAGAAAGGCTAGCCGCCATCATCAGTGAAGATCCGTTTGATTGCGTTGACGTAAAAAGCGATACTGATATGCATCCATTTACAAACTACGCGCTCAATAACCCACACCCAAGCGCCGCCAATGGTCCGAACAGGATGGTGGTGCCAAGCATGTTTGAGGCCGTCAGGCTTCTAGATGAGGGCTATTTCGCTGAAGCTCTCGATAAAATCTCTGCACAAGAAGACGAGCCTTCTGAGTGATCGCGTAGCGAACCCTGTAATTGTACTTAGTCTCTTCCCTGAACAGGTGATCCTCTAGCGTGTCGCTAGGCGTGAGCTTGTCGAAGTGCTTGTACACCAAGCCCTGCTTCATCAAGGGCCACAAGATCCTGTTGCCGAAGTTCTTTTTATTGAACCCGTACTCGTCGGCTGCGTAGTTGATCGTCCAGAACTCTTTGTCGTAAGCCCACAACAGGAACTCTAGGTGGCTGAAAGACACCCCGCTATCTTCGCAGAAGATGGTGCGGACGTAACGCAGGTCTTTCAGATAATTGTGGCTTACGTATCTATCGTCAAGGAATGACACCTCTCGGAACATCCGCTTTTTCTTGACCTTTGATTTTGGCATATTGTAGTATCTTTATCAAAAATACAACATGAATTACGAAGACGCTGAGTTCCTTTCTGAGTTGTACGCCAAGATCACCGACATCGAGGAGTTTGTCAAAGAGCGAGGCTACGAGGATAGAATCATGTCCGCCATCGTCGTCGGACTCATGGAAGAAATCGAATCCCCCGAGGACGAATCAGTAGAAATGAAGTCTCTCTTTGCATACAACCTCGACTCTCGCGACGAGCTGGAGATCATCATCGAGATAATGCAGAGCACCTACGAAGGCGACGACGACAGTCTGAGAGATATGCTGAACGACCTCGGCATATCACTCAACTAATGGAAGGACTAATTAGAAAGATCGTAATCGGAAGAGATCCGAAGAACGGTATGGCCTACTATGTAGGCATGAGAGCTGGTGGCGGTGAAGTAGACGCCATCGTTCATGACCCAGAACACCTGCACAGATACGGTAAAAATCGCTATCTTGTGTACGTAAAAGATGACAGTGGCGTCGCCTTGTGGAAGGCCATTGACGAAATGCCCTGCATAATTGAATTCGACTTAAACTTTTAATATGCAAGCCCTCTATTCCTTTCTTGTAAAGCTAGAGAAGAACATCCACGACACCATCACCACCAACTCAGGACTTGAGCTGTACATCGACACCAGGTTCGAAGGCGGTGAGTTTGAGCATAGAGTTAATGGAGGCCCTGTCGTTGCGGTCCCTGCCAAGTATGACACCGAAGTAAAGGTCGGCGACACTCTGTACTTTCACCATCTGGTTGTGCTCAACAAGGGTCAGCTTATGCCTGGCACCGATGATGTATATATGGTGGATTATAGCCCAGTAGCTGCCACTAGAAACCAAGCATTTGCATTCAAGTGTGCAGAGACTGGAGAAGTAAAGCCACTGGCTGGTTGGGCACTTCTTGAGCCTTCAGAGCAGGAAGAGGAAAAGCAAGAGGGCAAGATCGAGGTTGTCAAGCTGAAGAAGGACTCTGTAACAAAGGGAGTCATCGCCTTTAGGGTGGATGAACTTGATCTTGACGCAGGTGCCGTCATAGGCTTCAAAAAGAATCGTGACTACGTAATTAAAATTGATGGCAAAGACTACTACAGGATCGCGATCTCGCAGCTCCTCTACGAGATTCAAGACAGCTGACGCCTCGCAGAGGCTCATGGACTCCATGGCAATAGCCATCAAGAAGCCAGTCGACTCAGAAGTAAACGGCTCCGCCAGAAAGGCAGAGCTTCAGTCAATTAAACAAACCGCGATAGATTGCAAGGAACTAATTATCGAGCGCCAGAAGCTAGAGCAGATGGTGAAGGAACTCAAGGAGAATGGGCAGATCGAAGAAGACAAGGACTACTCAGGGGGATTTGCGGAAAGATTCTCCAAGTAATTGGATGGACCAAGTCGCCATTGACGTCGATCGTTACATCGCTTACGCGGCGTGGGTCTCAACCCCAACACATGAAGGACTGGGCGAATACCGAGGATCAAGACAACAAGAGGATGAACGTAATCGGAAGTAACGGTAACGACGGACATCACTACGACTGGAACGGAGAATACGAGGACTAACCTTACGCGCTCGTAGCTCAGTTGGATAGAGCATCTGCCTTCTAAGCAGACGGTCCCAGGTTCGAGTCCTGGCGGGCGTACAATTAAATTCTATGAAGAACTTCAAAAAAGATTTCGACGTGGTGTTGTCCATGATTGACTCTGGGTACCACTTCTCCATATCTAGATACGGCGACGGCGAAATGGTCGTCATGGACGGAAAAAAGATTGACATCACACGAAAGGCCAACGGGGAGTTTAGGTACGACCCTGAGGTGAAAAAAGATGAAGAGTCTCGTCAGATGCTGATCGATTCCTTCAAGTATAGATCGGACAATTACTTTGTAGGCATTGGTTGCAGATGCTGCGTAGGTGACAACAACTTCATGAAGATGAAGGATCTCTCTGGTCAATACGAGGAGAATCTTACCTGGGCAAACATATTCGTCAACTCAAACTACGAGCATGTAAAGAATGACCTGATACCTCTTCTATCTAAGAAGAAAGTGGTCATGGTTGCACACGCAATGGCCGATATCTCTGGGCTTCCGTTTGACGTGGTCAAAACATTTAGGTGCCTGCCTAATGCGTTCACAAGGAGCATTGAGCTTGTAGATGAGATCAAAGATTGGATTAAAGACAACGATGTAAAAGATCACGTTTTTGTCATGTGTGCTGGACCGCTAGCGTGCATATTGGCTCATAAACTTCACGAGTTCAATAAAGAAAACACATACATCGACTTTGGATCTGGGCTAGACGTAATGATGTCTCTCGGAAAAACCAGAGGCTATCTTGCTGGAGATCATTATCTTACAAAGACTTGCGTATGGTAATCTGCTTTGGAACAAGGCCAGAGTGGCTAAAGGTCAAGTCTGTTTACGAGGCTATGCCAGAGTCTAAGCTACTGTTTACAGGTCAGCACGAAGATTTAGTTCAAGGGGTTGACCCAGACCTAAAGATGCAGATAGACAAAAACGGAGAAAGGCTAGATAGCATCGTGGCCTCCTGTCTTCTAAACTTCCCTGATTTTGAAGACGACACCGTACTCGTACAGGGGGATACAGCCTCAGCCTACGGATGCGCCCTTGCTGCGTACCACAGAAAGAAAAAAATCGTTTATCTAGAGGCTGGTCTTAGATCCCACAGCTTGGGTCATCCTTACCCTGAAGAAGGCTACAGGCAAATGATTTCAAGAATATCGTCGATCAATCTGTGCCCGACGGATCTGTCTAAGCAGAACCTTGAAAACGAAGACGTCCTTGGTGAGTGTCACGTGACTGGAAACACGATCCTCGACCTGCTCGACAAGAAGGGTGTGACTTATGGGGATGACGTTGTTGTCACCATGCACAGAAGGGAGAACCTTTCAAAAATGAAAGAGTGGTTCGCTGCTATTGACGAAGCAGCAAGGACTACAGGATTGAACTTCGTGTTTCCTTGTCACCCCTCGGTGAAGCATCTGTCTGGCATGATGAATCACGTAAAGGTTATAGACCCTCTCAACCACGGGGATATGATCAATCTAATTAAGGGATGCAGGTTTGTCATCACTGACAGCGGCGGATTGCAAGAAGAAGGCAGCTTCCTTGAAAAGAAAGTTGTGGTTTGTAGAGAGACCACCGAGAGACCAGAAGGCATTGACAGCGGACATATTTTGATGTGTGCAAGCCCAGACGAGCTCACCTCTGTGGTGTCTGAGGTTTTTAATGATTACGAGATAGACTCACCTTGTCCGTTTGGAGATGGTCAGTCATCTAAAAAAATAAAGTTTATACTCGAATGATTACTGTTATTCTAAATTGCTACAAGAGGGTTCAGTACCTGGAGGAGCAGATACAAGCCATTAAGGATCAGTCAATCCCAGCCGAAGACATTTGGATCTGGTACAACAAGCCCGAAGACGCACCATCCGAAGATCTGACTAAGTATGGATGCAAGACATTCTACAGTACAGAGAACATGAAGTATCATGCTCGTTTTGCCATTGCTTTGATGGCCAAGACGAAGTATGTGGCATTCTTTGACGATGACACAATACCAGGAAAGAATTGGTTCAAAAACTGTATTGACACAATCAATGCTGGATACGATGGAATCTTAGGTACGATAGGCGTTAGACCGTCTACGCCAGAATCATATTATCCGATGAACAAAGTTGGCTGGGGTAGCTCAGGAAACACAGAGCCTGTTGAGGTGGATCTGGTTGGTCATGCATGGTTCATGGACAAGAACCACCTTAGATATATGTGGATGGAAGATCCAGTCACTTGGGAGAATGCAGAAGACATGCAGATCAGCTGGCTTGCTCAAAAGCATGGAGGGGTTAAAACGTATGTTCCTCCGCACCCTAAGGATGATCAGTCTCTTTGGGGCAGTCATCCAGACAAAGCTGTTAAGTATGGATCCGATGAGGTTGCTAGCTGGATTGCAAATAAAGACAATCACTTTAAGGACAGAGATCAGGCCCTTAGAGACCAAGTGGCTAGAGGTTGGCGTCTTCTGTGCATGAAGTGACGTATATTTGTATCAATCTAATTAATTAACTAATGAAGAAATTTAGATTTCATGTACTCGGTCTTCCTCACACTCGGACGACCGAAGAGTTTGTTGCCTGCGCATATACGCAGAAGGTTCTCAAGTTCTGCAAGATGATGAAGGCCCGAGGTCATTACGTCATTCACTACGGAACAGAAGGGAGTAATCCAGACTGCCACGAGAATGTGACTGTGCTTTCTAGTGAAACTTGGAACAAGGTGTATGGGGAGCATGACTTCCGAAGCAAGTGGTTTACATTTAGCACAGACGATCCAGCGTATCAGGAGTTCTACCGTCGAGGCATCGAGGAGGTGGGTAAGCGAAAGCAGAAGAACGACTTCATTCTCCCGTTCTGGGGTAGTGGCACTCGGCCTATCTGTGACGCACACAAAGACGACTGTATCGTTGTTGAGCCAGGAATCGGATATTCTGGTGGGCACTGGGCTCGCTGGAAGATCTTTGAGTCTTACGCCCTTATGCATGCTTATCAAGGACTGAAGAATGTGTCTCGCTGCAATCAAGACTGGTACGAGACCGTGATCCCCAACTACTTCGACCTAAAGGACTTCAAGGTTTACAAGCCTGAAGAGCGAGAGCCTTACATGCTGTTTGTTGGTCGAGTGTACGACGGAAAGGGTTTGAACATTGCTATCCAGGTGACAGAGAAGCTAGGCATCAAGCTCAAGGTTGCTGGTCAACTAGACACAAGCTACGAGAACTACGAATGGCCAGACCACGTGGAGTTTGTCGGGTACGTGGGCGTAGAGGAACGCAAGGAGCTCATGGGCAAGGCTATGGGTAGCTATGTTCCGTCCATGTACATCGAGCCGTTCGGAGGCGTTCAGGTGGAGAACCTTCTTTGCGGTACGCCTACCATCACGACGGACTGGGGAGCGTTCACGGAGAACAACGTCGAAGGCGTTACTGGTTATCGATGCCGATGCTTTAACGACTTTGTAAAGGCCACAGAGGCCGTGATGAATCGAGAGATTGATTACGACACTTGTCGGAAGCATGGAGAGAAGTTCTCTCTGGAGAACATTGCCCCTAAGTACGAGAAGTACTTTACTGACGTGATGAACGTCTACACCAACTCAGGATGGTACGAGATCTACTGATGCTGCCTCTCCACCGAGACGTGGAGGAGAATGGGTTGTCATTCATGTGTAGAGTCAAAAACGAAGCAGGGTTCCTTGACAGGAATCTCGCTTCGTTTTATGGCCTTCGGATCAACTACGAGATTGTAGTGATCATGAACGAATGCACAGATGACACAGAGGCAGTAATTGACAGGCACATTGATGCGGGCCTACCTATCCGTAAGTACAAGTACGACACAAGGCTTGCAATCCCAGGACTACAGCACCTGTGTACGCCAATCAACAGCTTCAAGTCTCTTTGCTCGCACTCTATCTTCTCTTTGTCTAAGTGCAGAATGTCCTATATTTTCTGGTGGGACTCTGACTTTCAGATGAACGATCACATCAAGTCATACCTTGAGTCTTTTGATTTTGAAGACAAGGAAAACAAGATGATTCGGTTCAACGCAAAGGTTCCTTGGTCCAACATCAGCAACGAAGAGATCTACATGTTTAACTGCATTGTAGGCATGAAGAAAGGGGTGTTCACTCAAGTTCGACTTTACAACCCCAACTCTAAGGAGGTGAGGTCGGGAGTCCCCATCTACTGCCAGGACAAAGAAGAGAAGCCTAAGGACTACTGGTATCAAGACCCTTGGTTCTTGGGTACTGGATCTGAGTCAGAGAAAAAGTACAACAAAATTGTAGAGGCAGAAGGAAAACCTCACCCCCTGTCCTTTAGGGCTAGCTCTCCACATTTTGACGGAAACTACTGGTTATCTTGTAAAAAATATCTAACTGAATAATGGCTAATTACATTTGCGAGTGCAAGGAGCACGAAGAGTCAAAGAGCGGAGTGTCTATTAAGTTCGGTGAGGATGGGGCTTATCATGACATTAAGTGTCCATGCGGAAAATACATGGACGTAAAGGACCCTAAGACAGGCGTGCCTCACTTTAAGAGGGATAGTCATGGCCGTGTCTACTGATGGCGTTATCTTACTGGACGCTGAAGGCGGAGCAGGAGAAGTCATCGAGATCCACGGGCTTGAGGTTGCTCTTCCTAAAAAGCCGCCCCGATCGGAGATTCTCTTCCATGACCAGCCAAAGAAGCTGCAGATGTGGCGCAGGCAGCCTATGCCTGAGGAACTGCAGAGGATTGGAAGTATGGACGAGTGGTTCGAGAAGCCTGCCGAGTTTCGAAAGCGCTTTTCTCCTTTCATCGAAAAAGAGTTTGAGCGCAGGCGTAACGGTGTTTGGTTTTACAATGATGGCGTGCCTACGTACATTACAGGGAGACATTACATGCTTCTCCAGTGGTCAAAGATTGACATCGGCTATCCTTACTATCTTGCCTTCCAGCGTGAAATCTTTCTCCACATGGCTGCGTGCGAAGCTGATCCCCGTTGTATCGGTCAGCTTTATACTAAGTGTCGCCGTTCTGGGTACACTAATATCTGTGCTTCTGTACTTGTCGACGAAGCTACGCAGGTTAAAGACAAGCTGCTTGGAATACAATCGAAGACTGGTAAAGACTCTCAGGAGAACATCTTCATGAAGAAGGTCGTTCCGATCTTCAAGTCATACCCATTCTTCTTCAAGCCTATTCAGGACGGTACTACCAACCCGCGTATGGAGTTGGCGTTCCGAGAGCCTTCTAAGAGGATCACAAAGAACAACAAGACCTCCAGAACTGGCGATGCGCTGAACACCATCATCAACTGGAAGAACACTACCAACAACGCCTATGACGGGGAGAAGCTTCACATGCTTTACCTTGACGAGGCTGGCAAGTGGGAGAAGCCTGTAGACATTCGTGAGGCATGGAGGATTGAGAGAACCTGCCTTATTGTCGGTAGGAGAGTTGTTGGCAAGGCTCTTGTAGGCAGTACAGTGAATCCAATGGACAAGGGTGGCGAGGAGTATAAAGCCTTGTGGGAGGACTCGGACCCTAACGAAAGAAATGCAAATGGCAGAACCAAAACTGGTCTCTATCGTATTTTCATACCCTCGTACAATGCGCTTGAGGGTTTCTTTGATGAATACGGTAATGCAGTCGTGGAGGACCCAGATGCTGCCGTGCGCGGTATCGACGGTGAAGAGATCGACCTTGGGTCCAAGACGTACCTCAGGAACGAGAGGGACAGCCTAAAGAACGATCCGTCAGAACTAAACGAGGTTGTACGACAGTTTCCATTTACAGAAGAAGAGGCTTTCAGGGATAGCATCGAGGGGAGTCTGTTCAACATTGGAAAGATCTATCAGCAGATCGATCACAACAACAACATGTACCCTAACCCCGTGGTTAGTGGAAACTTTATGTGGAAGGTCAAAGACAAGGAGGTAATCTTCTCTCCAGACCCCAATGGCAGATTCAGAGTATCTTGGCACCCTGATGCTAAAGACAGGAATAAAGTCGTTGAGTACAGAGGCAAAAAGAAACCTGGTAACACTGATGTTGGTGTTGGTGGCGTTGACTCTTATGACCTTGATCAGACGGTCGATGGAAGAGGATCGAAGGGAGCTCTTCATCTATACAACAAATTCAATATGCGTGCCCCATCAAACATGTTTGTCCTGGAGTATGCATCGAGACCAGATCTAGCCAGCATATTCTATGAGGATGTGCTTATGGCCGCCTTTTACTACGGATACCCTCTTCTCATCGAGAACAACAAGTATGGCATTGCCAGATACTTTGAGTCTAGAGGTTATGACGAATACCTTCTGCCTAGACCAGAACATCTTTCGAGTGGCAGCTCCAAGGTCAATGTAAAGACTAAGGGGATTCCATCTAACTCTCAGGATGTTATTCAGTCTCACGCCCAAGCCATTGAGGCGTACATCCACAACCATGTTGGGGAGGACGTTCAGACTGGTGAGGTTGGAAGCATGTACTTCAACAAGACTCTTGAGGACTGGATCGGATACAAGATTACAAACAGAACCAAGTTTGACTTGACCATTAGTTCTGGTCTGGCACTGCTTGCTGCTCAAAAGGTTAAGGTCGATAAGCCTAAATCAAACTTCACGGAAAAGAAGTTCTTTAGAAAATACAAGCCCAAACAGTGGCACTCCTGATTTTGTTATATTTGCCGTTAGATGTACGGCAAGCAGCACAAAAACAAAATGGGGTTCCCCGATCCTCTGCAGCCTAGAGCTGTAAAGGAATCAAGAGAGTATGGCTTAAAATACGCCAAGGCGATTGCGAGTCAGTGGGGATCTATTGAGCAGGACAACTCACTAATGCGCAAGCGTAGCAGGATCTTTGAACGGAACCGAGCCTACGCGAACGGAACTCAAGACACCGCCATTTACAGGCAGTTGCTTACCAGTATGGACCCTAACAATGGGGACGGTAGCTTCTTGAACCTGGACTTCACTCCAGTTCCTATCCTGCCTAAGTTTGTTCGAATTGTAACGAATAAGATCCTCTCTTCTGAGCCGTATCCAAACCTCGAAGCCGTAGATCCACTCTCCTCTAACGAGAAGGACAGAAAGAGAAAGAAGGCCGAGGCTTTGATCAAAGCTAAGGAGCAGCTCAAGAAGATTAAGCAACAGACGAACGTAGACGTCGCTGATGTAGACCAGCTTCCAGACACTCTCGAAGAGGCTGAGATCTTTATGGGTAATAACATTAAGTCTTCATCTGAGATTGCCGCTCAGATCGCGACAAACATGACCCTCAAGTGGAACGACTTCAATGACGCCACTTACAGAAGATGTGTCAATGACCTCGTGTCTATCGGAATCGCTGCCGTCAAGAGAAGCAACGACCCGAACTACGGTATCAAGACTAGATACGTAGATCCCTCTAGACTCATTCACAGCTACACGGAAGATCCAAACTTTGGTGATCTGATTTATGCTGGAGAGGTCAGAAGGATTTCCATCGAAGAGCTCAGAAGAATTTCTGGTGGCCAAATCCCAGAAGAAGAGCTTTCGAAGATTGCGGACAAAGCCGCGAAGAAATACAAGTACGACACCACGGATATGCACTCCACTACGTACGACAAGCATCTCAACCAGACTAAGTATGGTTACGATCAGTACATGGTGGACATCCTCGACTTTGAGTTCAAGTCTGTAGACGCGATGAACTACGAGAGCAAGACGAGTAAGTATGGAAACGTAGGGTTCTACGCAAAGCCAGAAAACTACAAGGCTCCAGAAAACTCTGTGTTCGAAAGAAAGGCGTCAAGGCTTGAAGTCGAGACCATCTATGGAGGCATCTATGTGATGGGTTGCGACCACATCTTTAGCTACGGAATCAAGACAAACATTCCTAAAAACATCCACGACTTGTCTCGTGCTAGTTTGTCTTACTCTATTGTCTCGACCAACTTGGAGAACATGATCCCTAAGTCAATGGTCGACAGCTGCATTGGTTTTGCTGACCAGCTGCAGCTCACCCATCTCAAGATTCAGCAAGCAGTCGCCAAGGCTAAGCCTGATGGAATCATCATTGACATCGAGGGGTTGGAGAACGTTCAGCTCGGTAAGGGTGGTGAGCTTCAGCCATTGGAGTTGCACGACATCTACGAGCAGACAGGTGTGTTCTACTACAGAAGCAAGAACCCAGAGGGAGGCTTCCAAAACCCACCTATCCGAGAGATCGGAAACTCTGTCCGAAACATCAACGAGTTCATCGCTCTGTACAATCACTACCTGCGCATGATCCGTGACACCACGGGCATTAACGAGGCCATGGACGGTACAACCCCTAAGGGTGAGCAGCTTGTCGGAGTTCGTCAACAGGCTATTGCAGCTGGAAACAACGCGATCTACGACATCACCAACTCATCTATGGTGTTGTTCAAGAAAGTCTGTCAGGACATCGTTAAGTGTTTGCAGATTCTCCCTCAGAAGTCTGTCATTTACAAGGCTTACGCGAACGCGATCGGAGACCAGAACATGGAAGTCATCTCAGCATTCAGTGACCTTTCTATGTTTAACTTTGGGGTTCACGTTGTGAAAGAGATGGAGGACGTAGAGAAGCAATACCTTGAGCAGAATATCCAGGTGTCTCTCGCTCAGAAAGAGCTGGACATCGAAGACGCGATTGCTATCAGGCAGCTCAAGGACATCAACCAAGCGGAGAGATTGCTGATCGTCAGACGCAAGAAGAGGATTGCTAGGAATCAACAGATGGCCCAGCAAAACTCACAGATGCAGGCTCAGATTCAACAGCAATCTGCTCAAGCGGCATCACAAGCGAAGCAACAAGAAGCTCAGGTTGAGGCTCAGCTCGAAGCACAGATGGCTCAGATGAAGCACCAGTTTGAAATGGAGAAGCTGTCCATTGAGCACGAGATGCGCAAGGAGATTGAGATGATCAGAGCCCAGGCTACACTTGGATTCAGAACAGAAGAACAGGAGTTTAAAGAGAAGCTCGAAGTACTCAAAGAAGATAGAAAGGACGAGAGAGTCCAGAAGCAAGCAGTCGAGCAAAGCAAACTCATTTCACAAAGACGGGGAGATAGAGAAGAGCTTGAAGGGTCAGCTCCCGACCAG